TGGCAGCGGTGATGGTGCGAGCGGTGCCGAGGGCGCTGCTGATGATGATGACACGCCTGTTTGGATTCAGAGCGCTGCTGTAAAGCGTCGTTGCTACGCCTGTGGCCGTGGTGTAGCCCGTACCCGGCGTTGAGATGGTCACCGTGGCAATGGCCGTGCCGCTCAGCGTCGCCACCGTCAGTTGAGCATCGCCGTTGCCACCAGTGACGTTCAGTACGTCTCCGACGTTGTAGCCCTCGCCACCAGCATTCACCGTGGCACCAGTGATGGCACCAGCAGTGTCGGTGATGTCAAAGGTTGCGCCGAAGCCCGATTGGACGTGAAGAGCGCCGGTGATGGTTTGGTTGGCGGAAAGAGAAAGCCCGCCAATACCTGTTGCAGTACGAGCATTAACAATTAAATTATTGAATGTATTTACACCGGTAATCGTAATAGCTGAAATTGCCGTAGATATAAACTGAACATTATAAAAAGTTACACCGGCACCAGTCACACTTGGGCTGGTATTCCCCATTGTTATAAGTGATGTTCCTGCGTCAAAAGTAAGGTTAGCAATGTCTGAAAAAGTTATCGGAGAACTCCCCGCTAAACTTACAGTGGAAGAGCCAAGATAAATGCCACGAACATTTGAATTTTCTGAAGTAATGCGACCGCTTGTTCCTGTAAGTGTTACATTATAATTGCCCGTTTTGAACGTTCCGTTAGTAACGGCAATTCTTTCTGCTTTTGTAAGTGCGCTCCCCAACGTCCACTCGCCGCCAACCCCATTAAAAATAAACTGACCAGTGGTTGGTTGTACGCCATTAGTCGTGATTGTCTTTCCCGTCGTCGTGGCAGCAAACGTGATGGCTCCGGTATAAGTACGCGTCAGATTAGTCGCAGGAAAATACAAGTTGCCATAAATCGACCACGCTGCACTACCAGCCAGCGTCATCGTTTGGTCAAGCACCGTCACCGTGGAGCCGTCGCCAATGATGACATCAGCGCACACTGCGCCTGTGCCGATAGTCACCGTAAACGGTGCCCCGGTGTCACTGGCCCCGTCGAAATAGGCGTTGTCAGCAGAGGTGGGTGCGGAAGCCCCAGACGAACCGCCAGAGCCCGTAGACCAGTTGGCCGTGGAAGATGCGTCCCACGTACCAGAACCCCCCACCCAGTAGCGATCAGCCATTATTCTTCTCCTTCAGCGACGGGCTCTTCGACAGGTTCTTCGACGGGCGGCTCCTCTTCCGGTGGAGCGTTCACAATCGCCCACCAGTCGTCGTAGCGCTGCTGTTCCATCGCGTCAAGCTGAGCCTGCGTCAGCGCGTCGTACTGCGCCCGAGAGATGACGATAGCGTCACGAAACACCATGCCGTTCGGTGCAGTGCGTTCAAACACCACCGTGACAAGACCGTTGTTTGTACTGGCGATTGGCATGAAGCCCTCTTACTGTTGAACCAGAGCCACAACGTCCCAATACCCCGCTTGGGAGTTGTAGATGCATCCTACATATAGCACGAGTCCCGGCTGTGTAGAGGTCGGCAAGGATGTCAAAACCCCGCGATAACCCCCCGCAGTGGTCGTCCAGGTCAGGCCCCTGCTGGTTCCATTGTCCAAAATCCGCAGCATCAAGCGCTGCCCGTCCGTAGGCGTTCCCGACGGCGCTGCAATCGTGGCGTTTGTAGCCAACGCCGTGACGGTGTAAAGGTCAGAAGAATCCCCCGTCGGCGTGATCGTCGCCGCACTTGCGACCGTACCGACACGAGGCGTATAGCGCTTGTTCGTCAGCGTCTGAGTGCTGTCCGTCCCCACCACAGTCGTGGAGGCCGACGGGAACGTCATCACCGTCGAATCCGTACCGGAAAACGCCAGCGTATTGTTGAACGTGGCAGTTTTTCCGTTGGCCACCGTCAACGTACCGGTCGTGGACGTGATGGTCAGCCCATTCACCGTGCCGCCAACAACGGCGTTATTTGCAAGGAACAGATTACGCGGGCGAGTGGCCCCACTGGCACCAATATCGTAAGTGTTGTCAATGAAGAGCAGATTGCTCGCCACCGATGCGTTGACCTGCAACGTGTCTCCGGACGTGTCACCAAGAGTGGTGTTGCCGTTCGAGTCCAACGTCGTGAAATTGCCCGCCGCACGCACCGACGTACCTATCGTCGTGCCGTCAATCGTGCCACCGTTAATGTCGGTTGTCGTCAAAATCGACGACGCTAACGTCACCACCCCCGTTGCATCCGCAATCGACCCCGCTGATGTGCCGTCCTTGGCCTTGAGGTTGGTTACCTCCAGGTTTGTGGAGTCAAGAGTTGGGGCCGCTAATGTTGTACCGTCGAAAGTAAAAGATGAATTGTCTTGGAGTAGGCCAGACGCGCCAGCGTATGTAACACGCCCAGAAGTCAACGACGACAACTGCAACGATGCACCAGCAACAGTCCCTGTCAATGTCGGAGACGCCGACATGACAACATTACCAGTGCCGGTGATGGCGTTGGAGACAAGTGTTTTGCTACCGTTTGTAAAGACAGCTTGAGAAGCCGTCAACGGAGTCAATGTCGGCGCTGCGTTAACGAACGTCGTAGTGCCATTAATTGTGACCACGTCGCCTACGACATCACCAAAAGTAGAGTTGCTATTTGCTGCGAAATCAGCAGAAACAGTCAAAGCACCTGTGCTGTCAGCAATAGTTGCCGAAGCAGTCCCATCTTTGGCTTTGATGTTGGTAACTTCAAGATTTGTTGTATCTACAGTGGTAAATTCTCCAGTTCCACCGTAAGCAGAAATACGAACAAAATCTGACCCGTTCCAAGCAACAAGAGCCCTCTCACCTTTAGCAATTGTGACGCCAGTTGTTGGGCCGACACCACGAATAACGATGCTTTGAGTTCCAGCAGAAGCATTGATTACGACATATACCTTGCTTCTTGCCGGTGCGGTAATGTTACGCGTTACAGTTCCATTTGCCGTCCACAGAATAATTGCTTGTCGAGCTTGGTTTGCTAAGCCAGTTGTCGTAGATAAAGTTACATCAGTATCTGTACTTAAAACGGTTGCACCAGCAATCGACGTATCAAGTAGCGATGTAATTTCATCATTTACAACCGTGCCCCAAGTGCCCTGAAGCTCACCAGTGACCGGCAGCGCCAGTCCAAGTAATGAGGTGTATGCCGTTGCCATAGCAGTCCTTTACGGAAATCTCAGCAGTGCTGCGTTTGCAGTGTTGGGCGGCATCTGCACAGTGAACGTCGTAGTTGAAGTCTTGTCCGCGCCAAAGTCAATGACTGCCACTGAACGATCTGCCTTGCTGGAGTTGTAGATCAACGCACCACGGGCTGTCAACGCAGCACTCACTACTACATCGTTGAAATCAACGAAGACCACTGCGGGCTGCGTCGTCGAGGCCGTACCCGTGCTGATCGTCACGCCCGTGAGAACAATCCCACCAGCGGTGTAACCAGACGCAACTACTTCACCTGTTGCAGAGTAAGCCGTTGTCGTCGGGTAAAGGTTGGCCGAGCCCGTGTACAGCGCCAGCTTGAGAACGTCAGTATCCAGGTCGTGGATACCTTGCAGCATCTCAGCCCGGAAAGAGTTGGTGATGCACTGGATGATCATGACACAGGCACTCTAGGTGAACCGCTGCGGTACGTATCGCTACGCTCAAGTCCATCACCAAGGCGCTTCGCCATGATCAAGGCTTCTTTGAACTTGCCGTCATACAAGGCAATCAAATCAGCCTCCTGCTTCATGTAAACAGCAGCTTCAACCAAGGAGGCGTACAGCAAGACAGGATCAAAGTTGTCACCCAACCATGTGTTGTTGGCTGTAACAATTGACTCTGGGTAATAGAAGTACTGCAACTCAAGATTGAGAATTGCATTCGGTGTCGGGCCAAGCAGAAAACGCAGTTCTGTTTCGCTTGCAACCGTCGGGCCGAAGATGGCGTAGTAACGCGGGATACCAGTAGATGCTGGATTTGGATATGAGGATCTGATAAAACTCACATCTTTATTCAACAAAAACTGATAGTCACCTGTTACCGGCAGGACAACCGCCATCGAATACACGGCAAGAAAATCGGTGGGGCAGTTTACGTACTGTGCACCGTTTACTGTTGTAAGCGTAGAATACTTACGAAGAGCCTGAAACTGAACAGTGTTATATATGCGTGTTTCAGCTTGCCTAATAAAATTATTAAGCACAGCAGGATCTGACGCATAGCCAAAGTCGTT